GGGGCGCGGAAGAAGGAGATGGTGCACGATGACCTTGCCGCCGAACTGGCCACCTGTCCCGAAAACATGCGCGCGGAACTGGCTCGACGTCTTGCTGGATTGCGCGAAGGCCGGTGAGGAAAAAAGGATCATTGCCTCGCTCAGCGAACGCGAGATCGAATTCATGCTGGCCGACTGGATGAGCTGGGCGCGGCCCGACCAGTCTCCGCCTGCCGTGTCGCAGGCCGGACTGCCGTGGACGGTCTGGCTGGTGCTGGGCGGACGCGGAGCCGGCAAGACCCGCACGGGTGCCGAATGGGTGCGTGGCATGGCGATCGGCCTGCCGCCCTTTGCCGACCGTCCGGCGGGACGCATTGCTCTGGTGGGGGAAACCCAGGCCGATGTGCGCGATGTGATGATCGAGGGTGTGTCCGGGTTATTATCGGTGCACCGGCGCGACGAACGGCCGGTGTGGCAGGCCTCGCGCCGCAGGCTCGAATGGCCCAACGGCACCATCGCACAGACCTTTTCTGCGGAAGACCCCGACAGCCTGCGCGGTCCGCAATTCGATGCCGCCTGGCTTGATGAACTGGGAAAATGGCGGCGCGCCGAGGAGACATTCGACATGCTGCAATTCGGGTTGCGGCTGGGTGCGCAACCACGCCAGACGGTGACGACAACGCCGCGTCCGGTGCCGTTATTGAAACGGCTGATGGACGATCCTGCAACCGCCATTTCGCGGGCGGCCACCCGTGCCAATGCGTTCCATCTGGCACCGTCTTTTCTGGATGCCGTGGTCAAGCGCTATGCCGGGACACGGCTGGGCAGGCAGGAGCTGGAAGGCGAATGGCTGGACCAGCGCAATGATGCCCTGTGGTCGCGCGAGGCACTGGAAGCCTGCCGGATCGGGGCCGGCGCCACGCCACCACTGCAAAGGCTGGTGATTGCCATCGACCCGCCAGCCAGCTCGGGCCGGAATTCGGATTCCTGCGGGTTGATCGTGGCCGGCATTGACGCCAACCGCACGGTGTATGTGCTCCATGATGCCACATTGTCGCAGGTGCGTCCGCATGTGTGGGCCGGAAAGGCCGCAGCCCTGTATCGGGACTACGAGGCCGACGCCGTGGTGATTGAAACCAATCAGGGCGGCGAGATGGCCGAAGCGGTGTTGCGGGAAGCTGATCCCGGTCTGTCGGTGCAACCGGTTCGCGCCACCCGAGGCAAGATGCTGAGGGCCGAACCTGTCGCACTTCTTTATGAACAAGGACGAGTGAAACATGCAGGACTTTTCCGTGAGCTCGAAGATGAAATGTGTGATTTCGGCCCTAACCAGGACGGCTGGGGCCTGTCGAACGGCCATTCGCCGGACCGGCTCGATGCTCTGGTCTGGGCTGTTACGGCTCTGGCCCTCGGCCCCAAAGCCGCCCCGCGCGTGAGACGGCTGTAAGGCCCAAGTCCCCCTCGGCCATCCGCATCCCGACCCTGCAAGGACATGACCATGAGCAGTTTTATCGACCGCTGGCTGCGGCGTGCTTCTGCACGCCCCGATCACAGCAAAACCTCCGCCACCGGCCCGATGATGGCCCTCTACCAGACGGGCCGTCCGGTTTGGACCCCGCGTGATTATGCCAGCCTGGCCAAAGAGGGGTTCCAGACCAATCCGATCGTCTATCGCGCCGTCCGGATGATTGCGGAAGCCGCGGCCTCGGTGCCCTTGCTGCTTTACGAGGGACGCAAGGAACTGCTCGAGCATCCTGTGCTGCGGCTGATGGCAATGCCGAACCCGCGCGACAGCGGCACGGTGCTGCGCGAGGCGCTGTTCGGCTATCTGCTGGTCTCGGGCAATGCCTATCTGGAAGCCGTGTGTGATGCGGGACAGGTGCGCGAGCTTTATGCCTTGCGGCCGGACCGGATGCGGGTTGTGCCGGGCGCGGATGGCTGGCCTGCCGCCTATGACTATCATGTCGGTGGCCAAGCGGTGCAGTTCGACCAGCAGGCCGCACCGGTGCCGCAAATCCTGCATCTGACCCTGTTCCATCCGCTCAATGACCATTACGGCCTGTCGCCTATGGAAGCGGCGGCAGCGTCCATCGACATCCACAATGCAGCCGGGGGGTGGAACAAGGCGCTGCTCGACAATGCCGCGCGGCCCTCCGGCGCACTGGTCTATGCGGGACCGCCCGGTGCAACCCTGGGGGCCGAACAGTTCGAGCGGTTGAAAAGCGAGCTGGAAGCGTCCTTTCAAGGCTCGGCCAATGCCGGACGCCCTTTGCTGCTCGAAGGCGGGCTGGATTGGAAGCCGTTGTCGCTGACCCCGAAAGACATGGATTTCATGGAGGCCAAAGCGGCAGCCGCGCGCGACATCGCGCTGGCTTTCGGCATCCCGCCAATGCTGTTGGGCCTGCCTGGCGATAATACCTATGCCAATTATGCGGAAGCCAACCGCATCTTCTGGCGGCAGACGGTGATCCCTTTGGCCAGCCGGATTGCCGCGAGCGTCACGCATTGGCTCTCGCCCGTCTATGGCCATGTGGTCTTGCAGCCCGACCTCGACCGGATCGACGCGCTCTCGCAGGAACGCGATGCTTTGTGGGCCCGCCTCGGCCAGGCCGCTTTTCTGACCGATGACGAGAAGCGCGAGGCGGTCGGCTACAGTCCGTTGCCGGCCACGACAACCGCCAATGGCCAGTCATGAATGCCGGACTGGACATGATCATTGCACGCGGGGATCTGGCCGATCTGGCCCTGTTCCTGTGGGCGTCGGGGGCTTCGACCGCTTTGGCTCTGGTCTTGCGCCAGCTTGGCGAGGCCAATCGCCGGTTCGATGACTTCATCCGGCAGTTACACCACTTCAACAGCCATTGGGATGGCTGATTTTTTGCCTGAGATGGGAGACTTTTGCCATGCTTGACCGTTTGTCTGTCGATCTGCCCAGACCGTCTGTGCTCAGCCGGCCACCCGATTTTCCCGATCATCCGGCTGTGACGGGCGAGGCCGAAAAGGTGCAGAGCCGTTTCTGGCAGCATCTGGTGCGTCTGACCGCGCCGGCCCGTCGCGTCCGACAAATCCGCAAGGGATTTGCCAGCGCACAGAATCTGACGCTGGAGGGCTTGTTGTGATCCACCAGCATGCGCCTGGCACCCCCATGCCCCTCGGTGAATTCGACGGCTATGCCAGCCTGTTCGGCCAGCCCGATCTGGGCCGCGATGTGGTGGCCAGCGGGGCTTTTGGCGACAGTCTCGACCGGCGGGGTGGCGCATCCGGGATCAGGCTGTTGTGGCAGCATGATCCGTCGCAACCTGTCGGAGTCTGGAGCGAGATCCGGCAGGACCGCCGGGGCCTCTATGTCCGCGGTGCGCTGAACCTGTCGGTGGCGCGCGGGCGCGAATTGTTCGCACTTCTGCAACAGGGCGCGGTGGCGGGTCTGTCGATCGGCTACCGCACCGAAAAAGCCCACACCGATGCCCGTCAACGGCTGCGCATTTTAACCCGCATCGATCTTTGGGAAGTGTCGCTAGTGACCTTCCCCTCATTGCCCTCGGCCCGCGTGATGCGGGTTGCGGGATCCCCCTCGAACCGGAGACACCCATGACACGTTCCCATGCTTCATTGCAGCCCTCGCTGCTGCCCCCTGTTTTGCTGGCACCGGAGGTGAAGGCCTTCGACGCCGAACCTGCCGATGCGCTCGACTGCGTCAACCGCCATTTCGAGGCGTTCAAGGACCAGAACGACCAACGCCAGTCGGTGGTCGACAAAGGCCGTTCGGTCGATGTGCTGGTCGAAGAAAAACTGGCCCGCATCACCCAGGCGCTCGACGAGGCCCAAGGCCGGTTGGACAGTGCCTTGCGCCAGCAACGCCGCCCGATGCTGGAGGGACATGATCCCCACGAGACCAGCCCGCAGCACCGGCAATACAAGAGTGCGTTCCATGATTATATGCGCTCGGGCGAAACATCGGGCCTGAAGGCGCTCGAACTCAAAGCCCTGTCGGCAGGCAGCCTGACCGATGGCGGCTATTTGGTGACGCCGCCCGTCGAGCGCGAAATTCTCAAGCGTATGTCGGTGGCCTCGCCGATCCGCTCGATTGCCACTGTCCAGCAGATTTCAACCGCAACCTATCGCAAGGCCTATTCGACCACGGGCCCCGGAGCAGGCTGGATCGGTGAGGCGGTGGCACGCCCGCAAACCAGTTCGCAGGTGATTGCCGATCTGAGTTTTCCAACCATGGAGCTCTATGCCATGCCTGCGGCTACGCAGACCCTGCTGGATGATGCGGCCGTCAATGTCGAGCAGTGGATTGCCGATGAGGTGCAGGTGGTGTTTGCCGAACAGGAAGGCGCGGCTTTCGTCAATGGTGATGGTGTGACCAAGCCGCTCGGTTTCATGACCCCGGCAAAAGTCGCGCAAGCCAGCTGGAGCTGGGGCAAACTCGGCTATGTCGTGACCGGCCTGTCGGCAGGGTTCAACGCCACCAACGGATCGGATGCGCTGATCGATCTGATCTATGCGGTCAAAGCGGGCTACCGCCAGAGCGGAAGTTTCGTGATGAACCGCAAGACGCAAGCGGCCATACGCAAGCTCAAGGCGACAACGGGCGAATATCTGTGGCAGCCTCCGGCCGTTCTGGGCCAGCCTGCCACCTTGATGAATTTTCCGCTCGTCGAGGTCGAGGACATGCCCGATATTGCCGCCGATAGTTTTGCGGTGGCCTTCGGCAATTTCGCCCGCGCCTATCTGATCGTCGACCGGATCGGAATCCGGGTGTTGCGTGATCCCTATTCCAACAAGCCCTATGTGATGTTCTACACCACCAAGCGGGTGGGCGGCGGCGTCCAGGATTTCGATGCCCTCAAACTGTTGAAATTCGGCACGGCCTGAGCCACGGCCCGACCGGAAGCCTCACCGTTTCAGGGTCTTGTCGATCCAGGCGCGGTGTGGTGCCAGCATGATGCCCTGGGTCATCGCCCCGCAACGGGCCTGGCCCTTGCCCTCGCTCCAGACCGTGATGGCTTGCAACACGCCGTCACGGTCGAAAATACCGCCGCCGGAATCGCCTGTGCAGGCGCCCTGGTTGGCTTGTCCGGCGAGCCAGAGCAACAGCTTGCCCTGCCCGTAGGGTGTGACCACGGGCAGGGTGATCTGCCGCAAGGTGCCGATGCTGTCGGCTTGGCTCTCGCTCGACAGGCCGAAGCCTTGAATGGTCAGACGCGCATCCTTCGGGCTGGGCGGCTGGCCCGATGGCGGCAAAGGGGCGGATGTGAAACTATCGGGCAAAACCTGTCCAGCCTGCACAATCGCAAGATCGATCGAACGGCTGCGCGCGGCAATGGCATCGCTGTGGTAATCGGGATGGATGGTGATGCGCTTGGGAGCTTCCATCACAGGCCGGCCATCTGCCCCGCGCCAATGTAGCCGGTAGGCCGAACCGCCGGTCACGCAATGGGCGGCGGTCAGGATGGTGTCATGGGCAATCACGACACCCGAACAGACCGAGCCGCGATCGGACAGGATCATCAGCATCGGACTTGGGCCAGCCGGGACGGTCTGTCCGCCGACAATCGCCAGTGCGGGAGAGGCGGCCAGCAAGGCCGCACCCCAAGCAAGCGCAAGCCGTCGTCTGTTTGTCTTGCTTGGTATCGACGGGCTCTGGCGCATCACGAGTGAAGACCTGTTTTTGAATTCGATTTTATGTTTCCACTCATCGGGGATTTTGCAGATGATGTCCATGCAATTGATCACGGAACCGGCCAACGAACCGGTGACGATTGACGAGGCAAAGCTGTTTTTGCGGATCGATACCACGGATGACGATGCCTTGCTGGCCAGTCTGGTGGTGGCCAGCCGCCGATTGATCGAGCAGACAACTCGCAACTGTTTGTTGTCGCAGAGCTGGCGGTTCGGAGTGGACCGTTGGCCGTCGACCATGCTGCTGCGCCTGCCTCTGGCGCCGCTGTTGTCGCTCACCTCGGTGACAGTGCTGGATGCTGCAGGCAACCGGATTGCACAAAATCTGTCCGATTTTATCATCAATGCTACCAGTGTTCCCCCGACGGTTCGCGCCAAAGCCGAGCCGCTGGCCTCCGGGGCTTGCCAGGGCGGGATCCAGGTCGAAGCGGTCTTCGGTTACGGCAACACCGCCGCCTCGGTGCCGCAGCCTTTGCGGACGGCCGTGTTGATGGTTGTCGCCCATTATTATGAAACGCGCGGGCTGGGAGACGGCACTCTGCCTGCGGCGGTGCGGACCCTGATCGCGCCATTTGTGCGGAGGGCATTATGAACGCTCCTTTGCACGAGGCCGTTCTGCTGGCCCGCGATCCTGCACTGGCAGGCCGCCTGCGTGACCGCCTGATTGTGGAAGTGCCGATTGATGTGCCTGACGGCTTTGGCGGCCTGACCCGGTCCTATCAGGTCAGCACCACAGTCTGGGGCGTGATCGTCCCCTACCAGATCAGGACAGGGCGCGGTCCCGACCAGGACGGACAGGTGATCATCCAGCTGGTTGTCATGCGCTGGCGTGGCGATATCGAAACCGGCATGCGCCTGCGCAAAGGCACGCGGATCCTACGGATCTGCCAACTGGCCGATGCCGACGGACGGCGGATGCGGATGGTGTGTCTGTGCGAGGAGGATCACGCATGAC